CTGGAATGAATATACCGACCTGCTTTTTGTGGGTTCACCGTCCGATTTGGGGCTGTTGGCCAAGGCTGCACCTTGGGTCATCTACAAACGTAACACCACGGGCGACTGGGCACAGTTCTCCGAGGTATTCGGCATGCCCATACAGGAATATATCTATGACTCCGACGACGACGAGTCCCGCCAGCGGGCCATGGAGGATGCGGCCAACGCCGGAAGTCTGGCGCAGTTCTTTCATGCCAAGGACACGGAACTCAAACTTACGGAAGCCGGAAACAAAACAGGGTCTGCCGATGTCTATGAACGCCTCTGCGAACGGTGCAACAACGAAATTTCCAAACTGATACTGGGCAATACGCTGACAACCGAATCGTCTGAAAAAGGCACACAGGCTTTGGGTACGGTTCATAAGAAAGTAGAGGACAAGGTGCTGGAGGCTGACCGGAAATACGTGCTCAACGTGCTGAATTACGACATGACGGACATTCTGCTGCGCATGGGCATCAATACTGAAGGGGGAACATTCTGCTTTCCGGAACCGAAGGAAACGGATGCCGGTACCAAAATATCCATCCTTACGCAGCTGAAGAAGAACTTCAACATCCCCATCGACGACGATTATCTCTATGAGGAATTCGGTATCGACAAACCGGCCAATTACGAGCAGCTGAAGGCGGAACAAAAGACGGCTGAACAAGCCGACCAGATTCCAAGCCCGAAGAAGGAGCCGGAACCGGTGAATAAGGGACGGGATGATGAACCGACACCGAAACAGAAAAGAAACTTCCGGAACTGGCTCAAAGGTTTTTTCGTGAAAGCCCCGGCAGACGGGGCAGCTTTAGACTGGTAGTCAACAGACTGTATGCGGCTGATAATGGCAGCATCTCCATGGAGTTTGACTTCTCCGAAGAGGTGCTGCGGCGTGCCTTGCTGAACATATACAGCAGGGACTTTCATCCGGCAACCGAAATCGAAATCAACCTGTTCAATGAAATATGGGCAAAGATGGACAAGGCGGCAAAGGAAGGGTTCAGCAAATCCAAGGCCATTACTCCGGACGAGGATTTCAGAAATGCCATACTCCGGAACAATGCCGTATTCTCGGCATTCAAGGTACATCGTATGCAGAATGACATGGCACGACTTTTATTGGATTCAAACGGCATTTTAAAACCGTTCGACAAATGGGTACAGGAAGTCTTGCCCATTGCTTCCCATCAGGTTCGTCACTGGCTGCGGACGGAGTATGATACGGCGGTCATCCGGGCGCATCAGGCGGCCGACTGGCAGCAGTTCCTGCGCGAACGCGATATTCTGCCCAATCTCAAATGGCTACCATCTACCTCCATTCATCCGGGGGCTGACCACCGCCCATTTTGGAATACCATCCGACCGATTGACGATCCGTTCTGGAACATCCACCGACCGGGCGACCGTTGGAACTGCAAGTGTGACCTCACGGCCACCGATGAAGAACCTACACCGCTTCCGGAGGACGAAGACGACAAGAACAAGCCCCAGCCCGGACTGGATAACAACCCGGGGAAAGACGGTAAACTGTTTTCCGACAATCATCCATATCAGGCAGAAGCCCACAAGGGTGCCCAAAAAGCGGTGGATAAACTTATGGCCCGTATTGACGAGATGATTGCGGAAATGCCGGACTACCTTACCGGGGAGGAAAAAATGGCCATTGCCCGGAACAACCTCGAAATGGAAAAGGCTCTTAAAATCAAAAAAGGAAAACCTATGGATGTGGACAAGGCGGACAAACAGAATGCAAATCCCAAACATGTGGAAGAGTATATTTTGGATTCCAAAGGAATATACCGCGATAAAAGGGGAAACAGATACCGGAAGAACAGCGATTACGATAAAAAACGGGATACTCCATACAGTATCAACTGCCAGACTTGCGCACCGGCATACGCTTTACGATTACGTGGATGGGATATTACCGCCAAAGGCAATGTCGCAGGGTCTAAACTTGAATACCTGAGTAATGGACGTGCTTTTGAAGTCTGGAAAAACACCGACGGTACTCCGGCGCAACATATAAGTATAAACAGCTGGCTTGCGCACAAAGGGTACCTGAAAATGACCCCTAAAAGGTACATGGAGTATTTCAATGAGGTATGTAAGGAAGAAGGCGTGTATGAATTGAGTATCGGCTGGAAAAGCGGGGGCGGGCATGCTACAATCCTGCAACGGTTCGCAGACGGCGAACTAAGGTACATAGAACCCCAAAGCGACAATTCTGCCGGTTCCGGAATGGAATGGAAAGATGTGAAATATTTATGTGAAATAGGAGCTACGACTTCCCACAGCTGCAGGGGAGTCCTGAGAATTGACAATAAATTATTCGATGTCTCCTTCCTCGATATTTTCGATACATGAATCGATAACGTCAAGGGATAACGGACCGGTTATTTCGGTCGCGTCTTTACCGTCATACAGATAGACGAAAGGATAACCGGTACAGGAGTCTTCCGGAAACTTGAACACATAGGCTTCCTGGCCTTCATAAATACCAAGGTATTCGAAGGTGTCACCGTATTGCTCAATAAGCGTACGGGCCTCGTTCTTTACTTGTTCCGGTATATTCATAACGCATAAAAGGCATATTGAAAGCCTTGGTTGCAAAGTTATAAATTATTCTTGAATTACTGATGATTATGGACATAAAAGATTTTGCAGAACTGATAAAGCGGAAACGTGACAGACTGGATAGCATGATGAGACGCAAAATGCCGGTCATGGTAGGACGAATGGCCAAAGACCATTTTCAGGACAACTTCCGGCAGGGTGGATTTGTCAATGGCGGTCTTCACCCTTGGCCCAAAGCCAAACGGCTGTCCTCGGGAGGTTCCGATGCCGCCAGCAACTACGGCACGCTGCTCTCCGGCAGGAAGCATCTGTTCAAATCGGTCGGATATACACCTGCAGACTACCGGGTAAGAGTGTTCAACGAGGAGGTATATGCGCCCGTACACAATTGGGGCGGGGAAATCGATGTCACCGTCACAGACCGCATGAGACGCTTTGCATGGGCCAGGTTCTACAAGACTTCGGGAAAAAGAAAAAAAACCGGCACAGGGCAAAAGAAACGCGTCAAACGACGTTCCAAGCCGAAGGAATTGAATCCGCAGGCACAGTTCTGGAGGAACATGGCGCTTACCCCAAAAAAGAAACTGCACATCCGCATCCCGCAGCGCCAGTTCATGGGCGAAAGCGAAGAATTGAACCGGCGTATCCGGGAAAAGGTGGACCAGGAAATTACCAACATTTTAAACCAATAACGATATGGACGAAATTTTTATCGCAATCATGGAACAGATTGCACAGGAAATGCCGGAACTCTCTCTCATCGACGAGGACTACGGACAATTGGAAATGGGAGCAGAAGAAGACCAGTACCCGGTCACTTTCCCTTGTGTATTAATCGGAAATACAAACTCCGACTGGCACGACCTCGGATACGGGGCACAGAAAAGCGAATCCGCACTGACCGTCCGGCTGGCCATCGATTGTTACGACGATACAAGCTACGCATCTGGCACGTATGACAAGGTGAGGGAAAGGCAGCAGCTGGCCAAGAAATTATACAAGTCGCTGCAGTGTCTGCAATGCACGGACAACGCTTCGCCGCTGGTACGCGAGAAAAGCCGTTCGTATGCCATGCCGCATTACATCAAGGTCTATGAAATGACGTTCTCATTCACACTGCACGATGAATCGGCCATGCCGTCATCTTACGGGGAATAGTTCCAGCTGGGCGGCAGTCAGACGGGGGGCTTTCACCTTGGGAACAGGCTTCAGATTGTAGTCTGTTCCCTCACGTGATTTCCGGCGGATGATGGTCATGATACGTTCCTCGGATATAAAGAATTCGCGCTCCGACAACACTTTTAAAGCATCGTCGAACCGCAACCGCTGTATTTCTGTCCAATAGTAGTAACGGCGGCATAGTGCCTCGTCACGCAGCTTGATCAGTTCTTTATCCCGTCCTTTGCCCATACATTTTATTTCTCTTACAAAAATAACTGATTTCCATCTATTTTAAGAACAAAAGCGCCGCAATTATAACAACTGCGGCGCTTTCTGTTTACAGGGTTAACGGGTTTCGGCTACAAACGGCAGAAACTGGGTTCAATGCGGGTCCATACGCCGTTTTCAGGGTTGCGGCGGCTGAAGTAGTAGTTGGTGGCATTGCGCTGCACTACATTGGCTTCCTTGAACAGGCGCATGATGTCTGCATACTCTTCATCGAACTTGTCTTCCAGTTCATACAGCTTTGAAATGCTCTTGTAGTCCAGGTCGCCCATCTTGTTGCGCTCCAGCAGGGTCATGGCCATCTGATACATCGGATCATCAGAACCTTTCTCACTGTTCTGCATGTAGCGCTTCAAATAGTCAATCAGACGGTCGGCTGCCATGTCGGCTCGTTCATCGAAGCCTTTCACCTTGTTGCTTTTCACCTCCAGACGGAAGTCTCCGTCCGTAATGGTATAGCTGCGCTGTTCGTCGCTTTTCACCTGGCCGTATTCCTTCATCACCTTGGTAAAGGCATCGGCTTCTTTTTCCAGCCATCCGCGGAACCCGGTCACGGCATTCACCATCTCAAGGACGTTGGCCTTTACTTCGTGCATAAACTCACCGCGTAATGCCTCGTAAGTTTCACGACGGGCGATGCGGTCTTCTTTCTCTTCTTGCTGCAGCTGGGCCATGAGGGCTGCTCGCTGTTCTTTACTCAGGGACTTGATGTCCACACTTTGATTGTTCTTTTCCATTTTAAATCATTTTAGTTGTTAATCAGCTATTACTTTGTCATCCTTCAGCAGCAAAGCGAATGTCCTGTCTCTTTCTGCTTTGGTTTCAAACTTCTTGTATGTCTTCCAGCCACCGTTTATGCCGGTACACATCTTTATCCTCGGGCCTGGATAATCATCCTTTCGTATTATACAGAACCCCGCTTTTATCAGCTTGTCTTGGTCATCTATCCTCATAATCATCCTGCTTTTCCGGTTCATCGTCTATCAGCATGGCCTCCCCATTGGCATACGCCCAGTCGGCCAGTTCGTTGAAAAACTCCGCTGCATCCTGGTTCTCCATATCGGATGTCGTAAGGGTCACGTCTTTTCTTATGCGCTCAAGCGCTTCATGTACTTTTTTATCCATATTGCTCTATTTATCGGTTAAACCTCCTTTTCGTTGGATAGCCCGCAGTTTGATGGCCAGTTGTTCCAGCTCGGCTGTACTAACCTGAACAAAGGGCTTGCCGGCTATCCGGGGGTTGTTGCAGAATTCGTTCACCCGGTTCCAGTCGGTGGTGTCTATACCCAACTGTTGCATCAGCTTCAGGCAGACGCTGCGTTTCCGTCGCAGTTCCTCGCGAAGTTTCTGCCGCCATTCATCCTGCCCGGTCAGTTTCTCCAAGGCACAGCAGCAGGCTTCATATTCCTTGGAAGTCATTTCACGGAGGCTTTCCGTACGGTCCCACGTGTACTGCAGAACGATTTGCTTCTTTAGCCCTTCCCGGTCTCCTGTACAGGGCAGCTTGTTGAACAATGCGTAGAACCGGGCGAAATTGGTTACTTCCTGTGCCATGTCATTTACCATTAAGAATCATTTCACATTCCGTTGATTTGGTACTGACACGATAAATTATCTTATCCGGCTTCACTGATTTACCTTTGTATTCAGCCTCAATTTGCTTAGCAAATATCTTTTTGAACTCATCACCCATTTTAGAAAGTATTTCTTTATTGTACTCCCCGCAAAAACCTATGCGTGAAGATTGGATTTCACGAATTGTTCCTCTATATACCGTAGCGGTCAACTTCATCACCACAACACCGGTTTCCATTTTTATTTTTCCCATATCGACTAATTTTATTCAAACAACACTTTAATGCCACACGAACTGGCCACGTCAAGTTCCAGTTTGGCTCCCTTGCTCAGTTCCCAGTCCTTCAGCATATAGATATAGTCACAAGCCAGCAACTGGGCAATGTCGGCCCGCATGTGGGCTCTCCAATGAGCTTCATCCGGCAATCCGTTCCTGAAAGGGTTTACAGGATCATAGCCTTGTGCCATCAGTTTCTCCTCGGCACGGCTGAAGGCTTCCTTGCGCTCATTCATATCATAGTGCGCGATGGCTCCGCTGATGTACACTTTCCCGGCACCGGTCACTTCACCACGTTGAAAAGCCTTGTGTCGTTCCCACCGTTCTGGAACCACCACACTGTAGTTGCACGATTGGCAGCAGCAGCCTTCTTCTTTCACCGGGAACGGATTGTATCCGTAGCCCTCATACTCTTTGCCGCAGATGCAGCACACTTTCTTTTCTTCTTTCTTTTCCATCACTTCAAATCTTTAATGTTTATTTGGCAGGACGGATGCCATACCTGGATATTCCGGGCAAACATCACATCCCTGGTTTCTATCACTACGTGTCCCTTTGTCTTGGCCCTGCGCAGACGGAGGTCGCTTTGTATGTTACGCTCTACCCAATCGTCCACCACGGCCTCCGCCTCCTGTCCTTTCAGGAGTATCTGGTACAGCTTATTCTCCCATTCCATCATTCAAATAATCCTCTATATTATCGTCCTTCAATGTTTTGGCAGCACCTTCTTCCCATATCACGTAGGGTTCACCGGGCTTTTCCATAAAGCGGCTTTTGCACCAGGCTTTGAAACAGCTTACCATGATTTTCACATCGGCATCATATTCCACCTTGCGGGCGCTTCTACCTGCCGGATGAAGTCCCTCGGCATGGCTGATGAAGATAAACAGTTTCTTGGGATGACGTTCCTTGAACTCCTTGTAGGTCTTGTAGTTCAAGCCGCTGTATTGGAAGCTGTCAATAATCACGATGCCGGGACTGCCCCGGCGCTGCAGACGTTCCTCCAGCTGGTCCATCGACTCGCGGTCAAGGATAACCAACCGCTTGCGCACTTCGTCCATCTTATGCCGTTTCAGGCTCATTTGGAACGAAAGGCCAGTGCTTTCTTCCAGGCTGTCATAGATGACACGTCCGAAGCTGCACAGGTACTTGGCCAACTGCATCACAAAGCTGCTCTTTCCGTTCCCGCTGGCACCCCAGATAATCCACACGCCGCTTTTGGCAGGGTTGCCTATCGAGGCTTGCCAATCCCCGGTAAACTCATACCGGGGTATTTTCATATTCAGCACCTCACCGGGGCTGTAGGCTCTTTTCAGTTTCATGCTTGCATCCTCCTTAATTTTTCGATTTCGGTATATACGCGCCGCAAGCCGCCTCCGGTGCTGTAAACAATCTTGGCAATGTCGGAACCGTCCGGGGCATTGATTTTGGCTACAATGGCAGCCTGTGCCTTCAGAAACTTTTCACGTTCCTGCGCATCATCCGGGGTCACCTTGCTGTAGGAGTCACCGTAGCGGCTCAACATTTCGGTATAGCCCACCTTCTTGCCTTCGATGGCGCGGTTGATCTTTTCCTTCAGCCCGTCTGCACCCATCATATACCACGCACAGCAGCGCTCGGTGGCGTTCCACAGGGCCTTCAGTTCAAGGAAGGCTTCATACTGCAGGTCCCCGGCTTCATCCAGGATAACCAGGGGCGTATCTATCGTGCGGAGGTAAGCCACCAGATCCTCATACACGTCGCTGTAGCGTCCGTTGCTGGTCACACCGAATTCCTTGGCAATGTAGCGTATCAGCTTCAACTTGGTCTTCACCTGGCTGCAGTCCACATATACGGCGTGCTTGTGCTGCTTCACGTAAGCTTTCGCTGTAAAGGTCTTGCCGATATTAGGCATATCGCACAGGATGGCGCTCAGCCCGCTTCCCTGGCACACTTCCAGCTGCTTGCTCACAAACACGTAGGTCGGGGTCTGTGCTGCCAGCCAAGGCATTTCTGTACGCAGTTGCACGCCCAGTCTTCGGGCTATGCCTACCCAGTTGGCATCACTGACCTGCTTTTCATAATTGCCCCGCTTGATGGCATTGTAAACGCTGGGGGCTATGCCCAGTGCCGTGGCATGGCGGTTGTCACTGGGATAATTTTCACGGTCGGCGGCTATCGCTGCCACAATACGTTGCTTTACTTCATTTGTTATTTCCATTTGAATGCTGTTTTAAATTCGTTCTAACGTCGTTAATTATATCTTGGCTACTGCATCATGCTCGAAGGCACTGATGTCCATATAGGCTGAGTAATCTTCTTCCTCGGTTTGGGTAGGAAGGGGAACGGCTTCAGCCTGTACCTCTGTTATCAGTTTCGCTTCCTCTTTGGCAAGGATGCCCACACGCTTGATCTTTCCGTCCTTCATCATCTTGTCGAATTGAGCTACATACTTGGACTGTTCGGTATAGGCTGCCTTGTCGTACTCGGTCTGCTCGGCTGTATTCTCATTGTAACGGGCTACGGGCTTGCATGTGGCGATATATCGTCCGTTCTGGTAGATATATACCTCGTTGATGGTTCCGTCGGCATCGGGCAGATAATAGGCATCTACCTTGTAGTTCCTCGGCTCCAGCTTTTCGATGATTTCCGGGCTGGGCAGTCCGTATTGGTTGTACATCACCGTGCAGTAGGTGTTCTGCCGGATGGTTGTTTCGGTGTGCTGTCCGATGAACCGGTAAAGAACGGCCTTGTCCCAAGGCGCAAGGTTCGGATTCTGGTGGGCGCAAAGCACATCCCATCGGCTCATGCCCGGATAGCGCTTTTGGTTGGGGTGAGGCTGCGCGTTGAAGGTCTGGATGGCGCGTATATCATCGGCTACCAGTTCTTCATAGCTGTAGGTCTTCACCTTGTAGGTGTTGTTCTTTTCGTCATACACCTTCTCTTCCTTCGGGCGGTTGGCTTCCAGCTTAGCCCACCAGCGACCAATACCTACCTGCGTGCGTTTCTCCACGCCGTACTTCTTTTCGCGGTTCTTGTGCTCGGCACGTTTTTCACGCGAGTTCCCGGGGTTACACCAGCGTATCAAGGGGAAGACGGTACCGGCTTGCATCAAGCCGTCGGCAAAGTCACTTACCAGGTGGTGTTCCACTTCCAGCTCGGCGGGGATATACATGCCGTTCCGGTCCAGGGTTTGGAACATGTTTCGCATGCAGTCCAAAAACAACTCGGTAGTCTTGTACCGGTTGTAGGCATATCCTACCACAGCGCCGCTCACCACATCGTAGGCATAATAGGCTTTCACACGGTTGCCATCCTTCATCGGGCGAGGCAGGTCGCGGTCATCAAGGCTCACCTTGCTCAATGAGAACTCACCGATGCTGCGCAGATGGTAGGGGCGGTAGGCGTTGTTGAAATCCCATTGGCTCATGTGAAGCTTGGCTCTAAGGGCTTTGTTTTTGGGGTTGTTCAGGTAGTTGGCTACCGTGGCCGGACTTAACACCAGCGGATTTCCATCCTTGTCGGTAAAGTCTGCTGGGTTCAACACCTCGCCGGTTTCGGGGTCATACAGTTCCAAATCACCTTGTACAAACATATTGTACTGCTCCCAAACGGTGGTATTGAAGGGCTGCTCCGGCTGGGCATCGATGCTCAGCAGCAGGCGTTCAATGTCGTAGGTCACCTTCCGGCGGTTCTGGTTCATGAACTTGCGGCT